CGTCCGAAGAGAAAAAAACAAAACGTGCTCAAGAATTTCAATTGTTGCTTACCGAAATGGAAACCAACGGTGCAACCGAAGAACAAATTAAACTTATTCAATTAGACCGAGAAAAAGAAATTGAATTACAAAAGTTAAAAGAAAAAGAAGACGCAAAGTTTTTGCAAAATGTAGAGCAAAGGTTGGCACAAGATGAGTTAATAACTGAAGAGCAAGCAATAAAAGACGAACTAAATTTACAATTGCAAACTACAAAAGATGAGTCTGAAAAAGCACGAATACAAAATCAATTAGATGCAATAAATATTTTAGAAACTGCAAACGCTCAAAAGAAAAAAGCCATTGACGATGCGGTTTTAGAAACAAAACTACAAGCATATTCAAAAGTCTTTGGAGATATTGGTGCTTTATTTGGAAAAGAAACTGCGGTTGCTAAAATTGCTGGAGTTGCGCAGGCTGGTATTAACACCTATTTAGGCGCAACGCAAGCCTTAAAAGACCCAAAACTTGTTGCAGCGTATCCATTAAATATAATATCGGCTGGTACAATTATAGCAAGTGGTTTGCAATCCGTGGCAAAAATACAAGGTTTCGCCACGGGTGGTATAATTACAGACGGACAACCTATAAGCAGGCGGAACGGAGACGATGTTTTGATAACAGCCAAACGTGGCGAGGTTATTTTAAACCAAACACAACAAGCAATGTTAGGGGGTGCAACAACTTTCTCGTCAATTGGAGTTCCCGGCTTTGCCACAGGTGGCGTGGTGGGTTCAAATATTGCAAGTGTTCAAAATTCAATAACCAATTCTTTAGATATGTCGATGCTTGCAGAAACTATTGGTAAAGCGGTTTTTGATGGTGCAAATAACGGCACGGCAAATGGAAGCCAGAAAGGTATAATCGGACTTTCGGAAAATAGACAAATAGCAAACAACGCAAATTTTTAAGATATGAATATTTATAATAATATAAACGAAATTGAAAACGAATTAAACCCGAATAGTCTTGTTAATGGAGATTGTCTTGAAGTAATGAAATTGATAAAAGACAAAAGTATAGATATGATACTTTGCGATTTGCCTTATGGAACTACTGCTTGCAAGTGGGACACTATAATACCATTTGATAAACTTTGGGAACAATACGAAAGAATTATCAAAGATAATGGTGCGATTGTTTTAACAGGAAGCGAGCCTTTTTCAAGTGCTTTAAGGTTATCAAATTTAAAAATGTATAAATATGACTGGGTTTGGAATAAAATTACCGCTGCCAATTTTATGAACATAAAAAACAGACCTTTTAAAACACACGAAAATGTTTTGATTTTTAGCAAAACAGCAAAATTTACTTTTAATCCTGAAAGGGTTTTAAGAAGTGAAAAAAGTTTAAAAAGAGGCGGTTTAGGCACACAAAGAACCGTTACTAAAAAAGGTTTTATAGAACATATAAATTTCTTTATGGAAAGTGCTTACAGCCTTGCGGAAGATGGTAAAAAACACCCAATTGATATTGTCAGTTTTTCAACAATAGAAAAAGGAAGGTATAAAATTAAACACCCAACTAAAAAACCAATAGCCTTATTTGAATACTTAATTAAAACTTACACTAACGAAAACGAATTAGTTTTAGATAATTGTTTCGGTTCAAACACAACAGGAGTTGCTTGCAAAAATTTAAATAGAAATTATATCGGTATTGAAAAAGATAAAAACTATTTTGATTTAGGAGTTAAAAGATTAAATGAAACATTATTATAATTTTTAAAAATGGAAATAATCAAAAAATTAGAAAATTTAGATGCCTTGGCGTTGGCTCACGGTGTTTACAATTTTACAACAAATAACAAAGAGTTTAAAGAACTTGCAGAAAAAAGATTTTTAGAAAAATGTATCAGTTGTATTCATTTTAAAGAAGAGCCAATTATTGCTTTTAGAAAAATAGATACTGAAATACCTGAATTAAGCAATATGCAATGTGGCGACTGCGGTTGCGTTTTATCTTTTAAATTAAGGCAATCTAAAAAAATATGTAAATTATGGTAGTACACGAATTTGTTAAAAGCGAAATTATTATTTTGCAAAAATTATCTTTAGTTGGGGTTAAGGATGTCAATACAGCAATGGACTATTTAAGTATTTATGAAACTTATATGAAATATATAACCATAAAATCACAAATGGAACGGATTGAAGCCACGGCAATAAAATGCAAGGCACACACAAACACGGTTCGCACGGCAATAAAAAAAATGCAAGCGTTTGTATAAAAAAAAACCACCTTAATTGGTGGTTTTTTGTTTTACAGCATTTTCTATTATAGATTTTAGCTCCTCATATTTAACATCATTAAAATCTTTTTCATAAAAAACTTCAATTTTAGGTTTAACATTTTCTATTTCAATTTGTATTACATGATAATCTTTTAAAAAATTATCTTTAAAATCAGCAAACACAGGGGTTGTTACAACCACAATAGGCTTTGGTTTTGATTTCATTTTATTATTGCTTTAAAATTATATTTCGCCTTAAATATGCGGTTTTTCCCACACCGTTACTATCATACGATGTAATGGCTGTATTAAAAAAAACCACTTTATTTTCATCCGCACAGGTATATGAATAAAAAACATTTGAAGCGTTGCCCGTCATTTGATACCAAACCACCGTATTGATGTTATAAGGATAGGTAACGTTGGCATACTGTGAAACTTGATGCATTTTACAAGTTATAGCGGTTGGGGTCGGGTCGTCTTTTGAACAACTGATTAAAAAGATAAACACAATAAGGATTAATTTTTTCATTTTTTGATTTTTACAAGTTAATTATTAAACAAATTTGATGCAAATATAACAATCTTTGTATAATAAAAAAACTTATGAACCACAATGTTAAAATATACGGAGAAATCGTACCATTTAAACGTGGCAACGGCTATTTTTCTATCGAAGATTTAAATAATTCATTGGTTAATTTAAGATTAAACGCTGAAGATAATATAATAGTTGGTATTAACACCGTGGGCGGTAACGTCGAAGCGGGTTTTTCTATTTATAATATTTTGCGAAGATTTGCAAAAGAAAACAACGTTACCATAACTACAAGATTAGACGGTTATTGTGCAAGCATTGGAACTGTTATTCTTTTGGCTGGAGACAATAGAATAGGCAATGAATTTGCCCACCCCTTTGTTCACAACGCTCAGGGGCAGGTGCAAGGCGATGCAAATGATATGCTCGAAAGTGCAATAAATGCAGAATTAGCCACTCAAAAGATTGCTGATTTTTATGCTTCTAAAATTAATATAACTGCTGAAACCGCAAGGGATTTAATGCAAGGGCAAACGTGGATAGAGCCAAAATCGGCTTTAGAGTATGGGTTTTTTACAGAAATAGAAAACTACTCAAATTCAAAAGAGGTTTATAATATGATAATTACAAATAACAATTATATAAATTTAAACAATAATCAAAATATGAATACAAAAGAAAAAATTTTTAATGCTATAAACAAAGTTTTTGGCGTTAGCAACAAAATTATTTTTGATTCTGAAAATAATGAAATTGATTTTTACGAACTTGCCGACGGCGACACCCCAAAAGTTGGGGACAAGGCAAATTACAAAGGGCAACCCGCACAAGGTGAGATTTTAACACAAAACGGAGAAAGTTTTGTTTTTGAAAATGGGAACTTAACAGAAATTAAAGAGGTTGTTGCTGATGATACTGCCTTGGCGGAATTAAAAGCAGAAAACGAAAACCTTAAAGCGGAATTGGAATCTTTAAAAAATTCTAATAAGGTTTCTGAAAACAAAATTAACGAGCTTTCAAATTATTTTAACGAATTAAAAAATTTAGAAAGCAATGTAGTAATTACAGACCCGAAACAAAAAACAAACGAACCGATAATCGAATCGGTTTTTATGAAATCTTTTAATAATCTTAAAAATTTAAAATAAAAATATGATAACAACAAATTTCGACACAGCCCTTTTAGCATTAGTCAATAGTTTGACGTCTGCTGAAAAAATCAATTTTAATAATTTGCTTTTTGAAAAAGCATTTATGGAATCTGATATTACAAAATCACACAGGGTCTTAACAGGCGTTCGGAATGGTAGAGTAGTTCCAATTTTAAAATCAACCCCAAATTATGGTACAATGCCATTTGCGACCGACGTTAATTGCGTGGTTCCAGAATGCGATCTTACAGTAAGTTTCGCTTCAATGAAGTGGGAATTAGCCTTGGCACGTTGTAAGTATTCAATTTGCATGGAAAAATTCTCGGAAGATTTTTTATTGTTTTTTAACCAAACTCGCTCGTATGGTAAAGAAGTGGATTTAAACGATGGCATCTTATTGTTTTATGTGCAAAAAGTTAAAGAAGCGTTGTTAGGTGCACAGTGGGTAAAAGCATATTTTGCTGACAAAACAAGTCCGAGTCCATTATTGAATGGTATGGATGGTTTCTTTGTGCAGGCTCAAGCAAACGCTTCTCAAATTGTAAACATTACAGAAAATTTAGGTACAACATACGCTGCTCAATTTTTCTCAAGCGGTAAAAGAATTTATGATATTTTAGATGAAATGGATGCTAAATTATCTACTCAACCGTGGGCAAGTACACCTGGTATTGAAATCAAAATGACTGCTTTTACCGCAAACACTTTAGTGCGGTATTTGAACAGTTTAAAAGAGCACGATTGTTGTAATGGTATGCAGGTGGTAAACCCTGATGGTATTGCAACCCGTTCATATACCGTTGATAATTTGTCTTTCAGAGGTATGAAAATTGTAGTAATGAAAGATTGGACTAATGTCATTAATGATGCTCAGGTTTATCCATTAAATCAAGGAGCGAACGCAAGGGTTAAACCGCACAGAATTTTAATGACATACCCTGAAAACTTGTTAATCGGAACGTCTGATATCGAAAGTTTATCATATTTTGATACGTGGTATTCAAAAGATGATGACAAGGTTTATATCAAAGCAGGAACGTATATTGGAGCGGCTATTCCAATGAAAAATGAATATATTTTAGCAATCTAAAAATAAAGAAAAAATGGCAGTATTAAATATATGTGCAACATTAACGCAAGGCTTGGACTCTGCTTGCCCGACAAATGTTGTTAGAAAATATTATCAACAAACTGTAATTATCAATCATTCAGATGTTGATAAAAGCACAATTGTAAAAACGGTAAACGATACTAATTTTAAAGTAGCGTTTCGATTAAAAACTGGTAAAACTGGCTATCGATTTACAGCAAGCGAGTCGGGTTCTTCAATTTCGGCAATGTACGAAAAAACTACAAACGAAGGTAACGGTTTACCACAGTACATACATAAAATGAATTATGTAGCGGTTGGTGCTTCGGAATTGATAAAAGCAACGTTAAACAAATTAGACCGTGGTTCGTTTGTTGTTGCAGGGCAATTGAAAAACGGATTAGTAGAAATTTTAGGTTTTGAAAACGGTTTAGTAAACGGTGATTATACATTTGATTTGCAAGGAGCGAACGGAAGCGTTGCGTTGGTTTTGACAAGTCAAGAAAACGCACCTGAACCTTTAGCCCCTTATATCTATACTTCAACAGACCCTGAGTTAAGTTTTGATACTTTATTTGCTTAAGCAATGAAAGTTGAGGAATTAATAAAAAAAGATAGTACATCGGTTCGTTTAAGTGACGAACTGATGGGCTATTATATATCTTATCAGCAAGAATTGTTTAATTATCATGCAACTTGTTATGGGTGCGGTTTTCCAAGTGATTGGGCAACTTTTGCAAACAAAGTTAGATTATTAAAAAATATAAATTTAAAAGAAATTATTATGACAAAAGCATTTGAATTAAGAGATACAAATAAAATATATTCAATAGTAGAAGCGGGCAAACACGATAGACGTTGCTATGGATGGAATATGACTGAAGAGTTTGCAATTCAATATTTGCAAATCGGCACGGAGGAGGAAATTGAAACTAAAAAATTAGATTTTAAAACCTTGCCAACTTTTGAAACACCAGAAACCGAAACTACAGAAACTGTAAAAAACAAAATAGAGCCAAAATCAAAAAAAAAAGAAACTGAAAACGAAATTTTGAATTTGCAAACAAAAACAGTTTAATAAATGCAACCGCAAAAAAAAACAATGCGAGCGTCAATAATTGAATTGTACAATCGAGTGATTCCTATAAACACAAACGACAAAGTTTATATGAATGAAACGGACAATTTATATCCTAATCGTATTGAAAGAATTATAAATAACTCGCCAACGGCTTCCCGTTGTGCGAGTTTATTTGCAAAATTTATAATCGGTGATGGATTGGAAGACCCAACAAAAAATGTTATCGTAAACAAAAAAAAGAATTATAAAATAACCGATGTTATTTCTTTAGCTGCTAATGATACGGCTTATCAATACGGAGTTTTTTTTCACGTTGGCTATGGTGCAGATTTTAAAATTAACACCGTCGATGTTTTGAATTATACAAAATGCAGAATTTCAAAAGAGGATGACAACG